AGAATCACTACGTTTTCTACCCGCTTTCTCAAAAAAATTATCAAGTGCATTATTAAGTTTTTTTAAAGTCTCATATCCAACTTGACCCTGTTTTAAATCTGGACCAGTATCTATAGGATTACCATCACGATCAAGTGCATAATCACCAAACGGATCAATATCAAGAGTTTGTCTTCTTAACTCTTCTTCTAAATCATCATCGTCATCATTTGCATCGTCATTTTGATTGCCAGTACCCGGTGATATAACATTTTCAAATGATCCTCCGGGAAAGCCACCGGCTCTTGCTCCTCCGGGTAAAGTTCTATATCTGTCAAATACATTAGGTATAGCTGATGCTGGTGTTGAAAATGCTTCTTGTGCTTTAAAATCTGGTCCTTCATAGGACTCTGCACCAGTTGGTGTTATTGGAAATACACCACGATCACCTCGTTTTATTTTTCTTTTTTGTTGTGGTGTAATCGTAGATAAATCAACACCTTCACCTAGTTTTATAAACCCTGCATTTGGACTATCTATGTATTCGACTGCCATTGTTATTTCCTGTTCATATCTCTATAATTACTCCGCAGCTTCAGCAATGTTCCCAGTAAAGCCAGCTTCCCCTGCAAGCGGTGTATTTCCGGTACCGATGTTTCCGCCACCAACGCCTGAGTCATCTGCCGGGTTTGCTCCAACAGGTACTCCTCCAGAGCCATCCATGCTTGCTCCTGCTCCATTAGTAGCCCCAACTGGTGGAACGCCCCCTTGCTCGGTTGGTTGTTGTTGCTCATTTAAACCTCTCAATACATCTGCAAAAATTGCTGCTTCATTTACGTCATTTACTAGTTCATTAGGATCAATATCTTGGGATATGGCAAGCTCACGAATAAGATTAGGTATCTTAACAAATGGTGCAAGCATTGGGTTTGCAACAGTTTGTAATAGTGTAACCAATCTTTGAGTGCGTACTTCTTTTTGCATAACAGCAGAAGTACCTTTTGGTTTAATTTCTAGATCCCCTTGAATCTCAGGGTTGCTTTCATTAAACTGCATATTCCATTGAAAATATGTCTCACCTAACGGCTTCAATAAATAATCGTCAATATTTTTAATTACAGATTTTATTGATAGGGTTGACGAACTCATCAACATAGATAAACCAGATGCAGTACGACCTGTGCCGGTTACTCCGGTTTGTCCGTGCATGATACTTGGTATACCTGTTTCTTCATCAGCTAGTTGTCTAGCCTTGTCATACATTTGTGCATTAGCTGGTGCGGTGTTAGGAAAGTTAATGGAGTTAATTGCTGTTCCTGTTACACCAGATTGTCTTCTAAATACTTTACCCGGATAGATGTCATAGTTTTGTCCGGGAACCAACATTGCTTCATCAACGTCAAAAACCACATTGCCAGCGAGAGCAAGATTGTCTATCGCCATGCGAATGTGGCCATTCATTAATACTTGTGCATCTTCCATGTTCTCTGCAACACCTACACCAAATAATTGATATGGGTTGACTTCATATGGAAACGCATGGTATGGCATACGTTCTGGTGTAAACGGATTTACAACCAGACGTAATATTTTATTTCCTGAGATCCACGCATTTACCGAATACGAATCCATGCTAGACATGTTTTCAAAGATTTCCAAACCTGCTTGTTGGGCCATCTTAGAATCCATAGTACCCCAATACTCCAAGACCTCAAAGCGAGTATCGGAGTAGATAGGATCGTTTTGATCCGATTGTAGCTGTGCTTCAAAATATTTTTCTTCATAGTTGGGTCCATTCTCTAACAATTCATTAATTGCATTACGATTAAAATATGGTTCATCTTGAAGTTTTCGTAATTGATCTCTATTTAATTTATGTCTTTGTATAACATATTCTGCTTCATCCATGCTAGTAGCATTAGGATCTGGATATAAATTCCAACATGAAACATGATCTATGTTTGGATTGTTTTTATAAATAGGAGAGTATTCTCTTTCTCCCATCTCATTATTTTGCCATCTAGGTATAGTTTTTTCACTAGTAAATGGTCCTTTAATTATTCCTGTTCCTAATAAACAACATTCAAATAAAGCCTTGCGTAGTTTTTTTACTGCATCAGTATTTAATAATTGATCTTGAATTATTTTTTCCATGTTAGCAGCAGCTAACGCAGCAGGTTTTATTTGTGGTTCTCCAAGTTTACCCGGACCAGCTACAATGTTATCGCTTTCATACTCAGGACCAAGATTACCTACAACTGGATTTTCTTGTCTTGCAGTAGCTTCTGTAGCTCCGGGTAATAGTTCCATGTCATCACCAGCAAAACCAAAAGGACTTTCTGGACCTTGCTGTTGTTGTTGTTGAAGATGAGCAAACTCTGGCATACCTTCGGGAGAAGGTGTTGGTTCTATTACTATTGGAAATTTTTTATTAGAAAATAGTATATCACTAATTTGTCCGACTGCTGCTAATACTTTAACTTTGGTTATCTTCACAAATACTTTAGATTTTTCAGACTCCCTTAGTTTATCAGCATTAGCATGATCGGTTAATCCTCGATAATTTTTGTATGCTTTCAACCAGCGTTGTTCGTCAGAATACCTGCCGTCTTCCGCAACTTGAAATTTTTCACGAATATGTCCTACAAGACCACTACCTAGACTTTCATCTTCTAGGCGTACATCTATAGTTGTATCGCTATCTTTCTTACCTTTGGATTCTATATCAAGAAATGTCATAGAGACTAGTAGTCCTTTTCGTCAGCCATAGCAAAAAAGTTTGGAGATATATTTGTTTTGGTTTGTTGTTTTGGTGCATCCATTGTTGAGGCAAATTTTTCAGCAGGAGCAGAAACCCATGCTTCTAAAGGAGCCTTTGCATCTTTTCCGTCAGGAACTTCGCTTAATCTTCCATGTTGAGAAGCACTTGTTAAGTCTATCATAGTTTGTGGCATTGTTTTATTTCCTTATGTTGTAAATTAAAATTAGTTGTTAGTACCGCACCCAAAAGATCACCTCCTTTGTTGTTAATACCCGAACACCATATCTCTTGGTTCGGGAGCACTATCTTTTATCCTATTAGACCATGTATTAAAGTTGGTGTTATTGAGTTGTCTTAACATACACATATATCTCAATGCGTCATAAGCATGGTCCTCAGATCTTGTATCAACGTCTTCACTATTAGTTCTCGATAGCGGTATCGCTGGCAAAGTCCTAATGATATTCGTACAGTTTTCAAATATCTTGAGTCTAGCCTCTCCACTATCTTCGTTAAGTTGTAATCTTTTGTGTAATTCAAGTTTTCCACTTAGTCTATCTGAGTTAGAAGGCAACCATCGTATACCTTTTTCTATCATTGTCTGTGCTACCGATGGAGCACCTGCTATTCTATTCCAACAAGACTTATCTAATACCGAAGCATACATTGGAGGATCGTTAGCTTCTAATTCATATATAGCATCTGCTAGGGCATCTGCTGTAAGTCGTTTTGCGTAGAGTTCCCTATAAATCCAAATATTGCCATCATAATCAACAGCACCCCATAAAACACAAGAAGGGGAGCTATACCCATAGTCAGCAGCACGAAAACGAGGGTAGCCTCTAGGAAGTTCAAAGGGTTTACAAATATGTGTCGCCCTATTAAACTCAGCAAACGCAGCCCCTTCTGCAACATCCCAATCTCCTTCTAGTAATCTACGTCTTTCTACCTCTGGTAGAGATAACAACATTGCTTCATATTCACCAGAAGCCATGAGGTATGGATTATCTGTTAGTCTAGCAGGAATAAACTTTCTATAAAAAAGAGGTTTACCTGCTTTTGGGTGGTTCGGTGGAAATACCAACGCATTTCCGCTTTCCATGTCTTTTGCAGCAAAGGGTGTGTTTGGTTTGATTGGATCAATAAACATTTTCTTAATCCACCAACCACCAACACCACCGGGATTTGCTGATGCTCTCATGTATGTCTCAATCTTAGGATCAGTAGTTCTTAATCTAGATCGTAAGTAATCCCATACATAAGGTGTAGGATAATGTCCTAACTCATCTATACCTATCCATGTAAACGCTTGACCTTGAAACCTTGTAGCATCTTGATCTTTGTCTACATACGATAATAAAATGGTAGCTCCGCTTGGAAAGATCCAGAGATTCTTGCTCTCTTTAAAAACGGCTCTTGGAAATGCCTTTGGATATACTTTCTTAGATTGATCTATTAGTTCCGCTAATTCACCAAGAGTTCGTCGTAATAGTAAGGCTCGATGATTGGGATTATCTGCATATCGTAAGGGATCTACCAGAAGTGCATAGCTTTTGCCACCACCAGCTGCACCCCCATATAGCACTTCTTTCTCAGGGGCAGCTAAAAAATCTGTTTGCGGTCCTTCGTTGGGAGAAAAGATTAATTCATGCTGATCTTCAACGATTGCTTCCTTTACAGAAGCCGGTAGAGTAGCCATAAAATCGTTGTTTGCTACTCCGCCTTCATTTAATAGTTCTACGGCTTTTCTACGATTAGAAACACGTTGTCTAGCGTTTTCTGATGCCTTCTGAGCCTTCTTTTTTTGTGTTTTTGCTGCTCTCTCCGCATCTCGGAGTGATTTTTCTGCTAGACGCTTCTTTTTAACAACTCTACTTACGTTATAGTTGCCTTTTTCTCCGTCTTCTAGCTTCGGTCTAGCCATTTAAGGAGTTACATCCACCATTGGCTTCTTACTAGGCAGTAAAACGATACCATGTTTGATTTCACCGCTAACATCTATCTGTTGTCGCTTGGTTATGCCTATTCTATCTAGGACATCTCCTGCTGCTCTATACCTCAACTCTAAACGATTGGTTGGTATTTCAGCATCTACGTCAACATCCATTGTTTTAATGATGTTATCCGCTGCTTTTACAGCTGCACCACTAAGCATAACCTTTGTACGCTCTGCAATCTCTTCTTTTAGCGATGCTAACACATCCTTACGGCTGTGATGGCTGTATTTCGCTGTTTTCAAGGCTTCAGATATATTACCGCCATTAGAAAACAACGCTGTTAGGAAGTTATCTTGCTTTTGAGTAAGATTTTTCTTGACTAAACCTTGAGATTGTGTCATAATATTCATATTTCTTTGGAAAATGATAGAAAAGTATCTCTTTTCCTCACTATGTACAATGTATCCCGACTTTTTGGTTGATGTAATTGGGGGGATATTGAGTGTGAAGATAATACTTCTCTAACCTATACTCCCATTATAGTGTTATATTTACCATTTGTCAAGTAAAAAATGCAAAAAAATAAAAAAAAATTATTTTTATATACTTGTACGAATTTACTTGACAAAACCGAATTTTACCTGTATAATAATATTAAGTATTGACGAAGGAAATACTATATACCCCCTACTTATATACATCGAGTACCTATTAAATACACCAACCTCCATTCTTTGGGGGTTTTTTTGTGGGTACACCTAAAAACACCAACCTTACAAATCCAAAAAATTAGAAAATTTAGAGCATCTGGTTATGTATCTTGTATAGGTACCCTAGTGTCCCTAGCCCGCCCATCAATTGAAATTTAAATATATCTATTATTATCAGTATCTTATGACAATTTTATAACATGTTAGATAATACCGGAGTTTATGCCGGTGTAAATGATAACATTTTAATTGATGTTATAGGCTATGTTTTTAACATATGCCATTTAAACGCCCTCTGGTGTCCCTTCAGCTTGTTTTAGCTATTTTGTAGGGTATAACATACCCGCACGCCTTAAAACGATTTTAAACACCATTAGCGGGCTAGATCCCCAAACAAATCCACCATACTCCAAACAATACAAAACCTAGTTTAATCAAC